AAGAAAAAGACGAGCATTGTTGGCACAGCTAATAGGTGGCGGGGTAAACCAATCAACGATGACACCCGCAAACACAACAATAACACCAACAACAAGTCAACCTATGTCGCTTTTAGAAAATTTAACGCCGCAAGAGCGCCAGATAGCTGCGGCACTGCCAGTTGACCAAGCTTTAAATTTTATTGGTAGACAGATTAGCAAAGATAGTTCGCCTCCGGGTGTTAAAGAATATCGTTTTGCTCAAACTCAAGGATATACTGGTTCTTATTTAGATTTTGTAAAAGATAAAAAAACTCCGCCGATAGCAGATTTTACATTAACTAAACCTGACTCAAATGAGGTTGTAGATATAAGCATACCTAAAGCAGCGCAAGGCGATATACCGGGAGCAGCTTCTAATACAGCGAATTATATTGCTGGGTTATTTGGCGGTGTTGTAGATGAAGATGCCTTGCAAGCTGCAACTGATTTAAGGGCTGTAAATTTAGGGGCAACCGTACCATTAACAAAAGCATTGTCCGACAAAGGTTCGGTTTATACTCAAGAGCGTGTAAGAGAAATTTTGCCGCAACCCGGTGATAATGATGCTCAAATGGCGTCAAAAATGCGATCAATTATTCCACAACTTGAGCGTCAGATAAATGAAGCATCAAAAATTGCTTCTGACCCTAATGCACAACAAAGCTACCGGACAAATGCTTTGGAGATGCTTTCAAGCGGCCCAGCAGCATTAGCTGCTTATAAAAATGCAGTTGAAAATTATGACCGCAGAGAGGGCCGGAGGGGTTCTGCATCTAGAAAAACACGGCGCAGAGTTGTTCGTGACCCTAACAACCCAAATAAATTTATATTTGCTGACTAAGGAAATACAATGGCACAAATTGTTAACGGCGTTGAATTTCCAGATGATGCCACAGATGATGAAATCTTAGGTTTTTTTGCTTCCAATCCAGATGCGTTGGAACAAGACGATACAACTTTTACCGACGATACTGTTGGGAGCGCCGCGCTTAAAGGTTTTTACGGCGGCGTTGCCGATATTGTCGGCGCACCTGTTGACCTTGCTAATTTTGCTTTGCGGCAAACTGTTGGACGTTTAGGAATACCGGGCGCCACATTTGAAGGCCCAGCAATCGGCGGCAGTGAAAGTCTGCGCGGTCTTTTGCAAGATGCAGAACAACTTCCTTTTGCTCCTGAAGGTGGTTACACATATCGTGACATAAATGAATTGCGCCCTAGTGTTCGACCTTTTGCAATTATGGGTGAAACTGCTGGAGCCTCTTTGCCTTTTGCCGTTGCACCATTAGCTGCTGCCACAAAAGCAACTCCGGCAATTCAACAAGGCGGCAACGTCATTAAAAGTGCTGTTCGTGATATAGTTGATACTGCTCGTCGTAAACCAAAAGAATTTGCGGCTACGGAAGCTGCTTTGGCAACTGGAGCATCTATTGGTGCGGGTGCAGCAGAAGCTATTGATCCGGGCGACCCAACTTCACGACTTATTGGTGAAATAACAGGTGTGTTTTCGCCAACTATTGTTGCGACACAATTAATACCAAACCTTACTGACTCAGTTCGTCGAGTAACCTCAAGTTTTACGGTTGATGGTAGACAGCGAGAAGCTGCCCGTGTAGCTCAACGCGAAGTTGTTCGGCGGGGGGAAGACCCTGAAACTTTAGCATCGGCATTAGATAAACAGGTTATTAGTTCAGCAGCTACAGCAGGTCAACGAACTGGCAGTGAGGCACTGCTTGCCTTAGAAAATACTCTTATAAAAAATTCAGGTGAGACAAGTCAGGATGCAGCTAAACAAGCTCAAATAGCTATAAATGATTTTAACAAAGCATATCGCAACGCTGTTTTTGGGGGCAATCCAAATGCTCTGCGCGAAATAGCCGTGCGACGCAAACAATATTTTGATGCTTTGCTCGACCAGCGTGTATCCCGCGCAGAGCAGGCCGCACAGGAGGCGGCTAATAATGCTGCCCGTCAGTCACCGGAAGCCCGTACTCAGGCAAATATTACGGGTCAAGCACTTTTAAAAGACGCTTTAAAAGACGCTCGTTCCCACGAAAATGGTTTATGGAAATTAGTTCCTAAACAAACAGAGGTATCTCCGTCAAACTTAGATAAACAGTTGAAGTTGGTAAAAAGTGAATTACTTGACGAAGAAACTTTAGCCGCCCCCATAGAAGCGTTTGGGAAACGTGTTTCAAAGGCAATAAACTCAAAAAGTGGTCAAATAAAGATAACTTCAGGAGACTTGTTGAGATTCCGTACACGAGCGCTTGAATTAGAAAGAGACGCTCGTTCTGGCTCAAAGCCAAATTTTGGTGATGCTCGTAGGTTACGACAGTTAGCAGATGCGGCACTTGACGATTTAGCCACCATACCGGGGGCAGCAACAGATGACGCAAGGCGTTTTTCTTTTGCACTAAATGAAAGGTTTACCCGTAGTTTTGCTTCCAAGGCACTTGGCTTTGACAAAGAATTAGCACTAGAAAAGGCAATAGCTGGTGGGGGCAGAGAGGCGGCTGTTCGGGGTCGCCAAGTTGAAGAAGCCGTGCAACCATTTGGGGGCATGGATGCAGATGCCGTGCAAGTTGGTGAAGCGCGAGTTGCCGAAATGCGCGAAGCGCAAGAGGCTGTGTTGCGCGATATGGCTCAGCAAACTAGAAACCCTGATGGAAGTGTAAATCCTAATGCTCTGAATAGATTTATCGAAACAAACCGCGAAATGGTACAGCGTTTAGGTCTTGAGCCTGTTTTTGCCGACGCTGCCTTAACACAGCAGATAGCAGATCGAATAGGGCAGCAATCGGGACGAGCAAGGAAATTTTTTGAGCAACGCTCTGCGGCGGCGCGAGTTTTGAATGTTGACGACCCGGCTGTGGTTGTCCGTCGTGCATTGGCATCTGACACTGTGTCAGCAGATTTCAAATCTTTAGTTTCTTTGGCTAGTAAAGATAAATCGGGTCAGGCATTAGATGGGTTGCGGTCAGCAGTTTTTGACACTTTGTTTGATGGAGCAACAGTGCGTAGTGGGCTGATTTCTCCCGAAAGGCTAACGACAATTTTGTCACGCAAAGTTGGCAATAAAACATTACGTCAGCAGTTAATTGATAGTGGGGCTTTGACAGAGGGGCAAGCAAGGAACTTAGACCGTGTAACGGCTCAAGCGGCTCGTTTTGAAAATGCTCTTAATTCAGGCGCAACAGTCGATGATTTGCTTGCGAGTGAAGATGTATTTTTTGACTTATTTACTCGCTTAGTTGGGGCAAACATTGGCGGTGCTGGCGCAGTTGGACAAATTTCTGGTGCGCCGTTAGTAGCCGCGCAAGCTGGATCAAAAGCCTTTCAAACTATTTTAAGCAAGGTTCCCCGCGCCCGTGTGCGTGAGGTTCTAACAGAAGCAGTGTTTAATCCAAAACTAATGGCGGCATTACTTCGCAAGCCAGTAGGTGTGAAAGCTAAACAGGAAAGAGACAGACAGATTTATGCCTTTTTACTTCAGGCAGGCATCATTGATGAGGAAACAGAGTAATGGCAAAAAATTCAATACGCGACTTTGACGCGACATCATCGAACAACACAGATATTCAATCTGTAAATATAGCAGAGGGGTGCAGCCCGGCAGGGATCAACAACGCCATAAGAGAATTGATGGCAGACATCAAAGATGTTTCTGCTGGCACGATTGCACTAGAAAGCCCTTCTGCTGATAGCATGACTGTCACTGGCGGCCTAAGGGTTGATAACGAAATTGCTATCAATACTACCGCTAAAACTTGGGACGCAAGCACAGACGCAGTTCAATTCCAGTCAGGTTCACTCTGGAATTTCAGCACATCACAATTAAACTTAGACCAAAATGTTTATTACAATGGTGCATACAAGTATTTAAACGCTGGTGCGGCATCAGAGTATTCTCAAGCAAGTGGCGCACATTTCTTTAAAGTTGCTTCAACTGGGTCGGCTGATGCAGACATCACATTTAGCACCGCTTTAACTGTAGCAAACTCAGGGAATGTTGGGATTGGGGAAACTAGTCCGAGTAGTTACTACTCCAAAGATTTGGTTGTTAAATGTGGTTCTAGTGAAAGTGGTATAACAATTCGTAGCAATGCAACAACTGATACAAATTATCTTATGTTTGCAGATGGCACTTCAGGCGATGCGGCGTATCGTGGATACATTGGTTACACTCATAACAGCCCTGAAAATATGCAAGTTGTATCATCTGGCTACACACGTTTTTACACAGGCGACCCTAGAACAGAACGCATGCGTATCGACAGTTCGGGTGATGTTTTGATGCACATGACTACTTCATCTAGTTCTAATGTTGGTCATCTTTTTGCTAATGGCGGTGCGGCGTTTCATATGCGTAGTGGTGGTGTGCCGCTAGTTGTTGATAGGTTTACTGATGATGGCAATTTGGTTCTTTTTAGACAAGCAAACACTGATGAAGGAACAATATCAGTAAGCGGCACAACAGTTAGCTATAATGGTGGTCACTTATCACGTTGGTCACAGCTTACTGATAGCACAAAAGATACATCTATCGTCAAAGGCACAGTAATGACTAACCTAGACCAGATGGCAGTCTGGTCACATGATGCTGTTGCCGCAACATATTATACTGATGATGATGAGTTACCTGAAGGTGTTTCAGTTGGTGACGAAAAAACGCCAGCCGTTGATGCTTTCACAGAAGATAACGAACAACTTAACTGCATGGCTGTATCATCCGTCGAAGGTGATACAAATGTCGCTGGTGTGTTTGTTAATTGGGATTACGATGATGACCAGTTTAACGATATGAATGTAGCTATGACAGGTGATATGGTTATCCGTATTGCAAGCGGCACAACAGTGGCTAGAGGTGACTTGCTTATGTCTGCTGGTGATGGCACTGCCAAGCCACAGGGTGATGACATTGTAAGAAGTAAAACGATTGCAAAAGTAACATCTACACACGTTTCACACACATATGACGACAACTCATATTTAGTACCAGTTGTCTTAATGGCTTGTTAATTGGAGAACGCATAATGTCGAAGGATGCAATAAATCAGTATGACGCAACCGCAGCCAATAACACAGACGTTGGCGGCATTTCGATCGACGAAGGTATGCTGCCTTCTAATGTGAACAATGCTTTGCGTGAAATTATGAGCCACCTCAAAGATGTTGACGCCGGGACATCCAGCCTGACTTCTCCTGTAATTTCGGGTGATTTAACGGTTGATACAAACACAATGTTTGTAAACAGCACGAATAATCGGGTTGGGATTGGGACTGTTTCGCCAAGTAGTATTTTACATTTATCGGCATCAAACGACCCAATCATAACCTTAACAGACACAGGCGCGTCTGCTTCAGCAGACATTACGGGTTCGAATGGCAATCTTAGGTTAAACAGTCAGACCGCCACTATTTTTGATATGGCTGACAGTGAAGTTATACGTATCGACAGTAGTGGCAACTTGTTGGTGGGGAAGACAACTGATTCTAACGCAACAAGCACTGTGGGGCATTTATTAGGGAGTGATGGTGTTGCTGTACATACAAGAAGTGGTGCGGCTTCATTAAGGTTAGGGCGAACAAGTAGTGACGGCGAAATTTTGTCGTTTCACAAAGACGGCACAACTGTTGGGGCGATTAATACTCAAGGTAGTGCGAGAATTGCAATCGGAAATGATGACACAGGTTTAATTTTTGTTGGTTCTACTGACGCTATCCACGCTTGGGACATCACCAATAATACTAATCGGGATAATGCTATTGACTTAGGAAATTCGAGTAACCGCTTTAATGACGCTTTTATTACCAACGGCGTTACGACAGGCTCAGACCAAAACGAAAAACAACAGATTGCCACATTAACTACTGCAGAAATTGCGGCGGCTAAACGCATCTCAAATGGCTTTAAGACATTTAAGTGGAATGATGCTGTTGAAGCGAAGGGTGACAACGCCAGAACACACACTGGCGTAATCGCACAAGAGGTTCGCACTGCACTAGAGGCAGAGGGTTTAAATGCTGGTGACTATGCTTTCTTTATGAGCGATACTTGGTGGGAAACACAAACCGAAGTGCCAGCCGTTGAAGCCGACGAAGAAAACGGTATCGAAGCAAAAGACGCATACACTCGCACAGACATTTATAACACAGCTGATGAAGCACCTGAAGGCGCAACAGAGCGCACACGTTTAGGTATCCGCTACCCTGAACTGCTGGCCTTTGTCGGTGCAGCTACCGAGCAACGTCTTGCAGATATTGAAACACGACTAACTACATTAGAGAACACATAATGGCTAACACTTACACTTGGAACTTTCCAACCCTTGAACGCAAAGCAACTGAAGGCGACCTGTCTGACGTTGTGAAGACTATTCACTATCGCTACACAGCGACATCTGACCAGAACAACGCTGATGGCAATCCTTACTCAGCAACCGTCTATGGCACAGTCGGTCTTGGTGATGCAGACAGTGCTTCATTCACTGCCTTTGACAGCATCACGACTGACCAAGCGAAGACTTGGACACTAGCCCAGCTAGTTCAAACCGAGTCAGAGCTACAGACTGCACTTGATGAGACTATCAATAATCAAATCACACCGCCGCTCGTGAGTGGCGTACCTAGCGGATGGTAGACATGAAAGACCTTGAGCAAAAGATTGAAGACCACGAGGCATTGTGCGCGGAGCGTATGCAGGATATTCAGTTCAGGCTCAAGCGACTAGAAGCTGGCGCGGTGATAGCTTTGACTGCTGTCATCGGACTGCTGGTTCAAATCATCCTTATCTTAGCGGACAAATAAAATGGTTGAGCCAGTTACCACGATAATTGGTGGTCTGGCGGCGGCTAGGTCAGCTATCGACTTTCTAAAACAAAACGTCGAGGTATTCAACGACGCGGCTGAAGTGGGTAGGCAGGTGGGCAATATCCTGCAAGGTTTTGACGAGTTTAACAAAGCTCGCAACGACCCTAAGATGCAAGCGAAGCTGGGCATCAAAGACATCGCATCTGAGATGATTGAGAAGCGATTGCTTGACGAGGAACTCGAATATCTTCGTTCCCTCTTAGTGTCACGTTTCGGCGCCTCCCTGTGGGATCAGATTTTACAAACACGCGCAGCAAGAATACGCGAACAAAAGGAAGCAGTTAAAAAAGCTGCGGCAGAAAAAAGAAAACGTAAACAAGAAATATTTTCAATTATAAAAGCAATCGGAATAGCCATATTGGTTGCAGGGATATTAGGGGTTGCATTATTACTGTTCTTCACGACGAAGGCGAACTAAGCGCAGTTCAAAAAGGTCGGGTCGGTGAACACCTTGCGGCGGCGGCAATCACAAAAGCTGGATACACTTGCGAAGTCGTCAATCAACTAGGTTACGACATTATTCTGTTCGACAAACGTGATGCATTGCGGGTCGAGGTCAAAACCGCAAGCACACCTACATATAAATGTTTTTATTCATTTAATTGCGCTCGTGGTTCAAGGGTTAAGAAGGTCGTCAATAAAGATGACTGTGACATTCTTGCTTTGGTTGCTGCTGACATCAAGTCAGTGATTTTTTATCCAGTAAGTGAAATTAAAGTTGTCCGCAAAAGATGCAAGGCGCGAGACTTTGTTAACGAAACCGAAAGTCTGCGTTATTCAATAGAAAAGGCGAAGGAAAATAAATGACCGAACCAGATTGGGATGAGTTCCCAAGTTTTAACAGACAGGAAATGGAGTGCAGGCATACTGGCGAAGCGTTTATGGACAGTGACTTTATGCACCGACTTCAGGCATTGCGCGACAAGTTTGGGCCGATGCGTATAACCAGCGCATACAGAAGTGCTAGTCACCCGATCGAAGTAAACAAAAAATCACCCGGCGCTCACAATACTGGTCGTGCTGTCGATGTTGCAGTGAGCCACGACAAAGCCTATGCCTTGATCCGAATTGCAACTCAAATGGGGTTCACCGGGATTGGGGTGCAGCAGAGAGGTAATGGACGCTTCATTCACCTTGACGACATCACTGACACGGAAACATTTGCTGGCGGTAAGACTTATGTCAGACCAACAATTTGGAGTTATTAATGTTACAAAATTTGATTGGCCCGATAGCTAACGTCGCTGGTAAATGGATGGAGGGTCGGCAAAAAAAAGCTGAACTGAAAGCGCGGATTGAAGAAGCTAAAGCCAACGCTGTCGTCAAAAAAATTGAACAGGACGGCACATGGGAAGAAAAAGCAATGTCTGCTTCGGCTGATAGTTTAAAAGATGAGGCTTGGACAATTACCTTTATAGGGATTATTTTAGCTTGCTTCATACCCTCATTACAACCATACATCGAGGACGGTTTTAGGTTTCTTAGAGAGGACTGCCCGGACTGGTTGACTTATGGTATTCTTGCTTCAATTGCTGCCAGCTTCGGTCTAAAATCAATCACCAAATTTAAAGGATAGATTGCAATTTTTATAGAATTTGTGTAATCATCACATCACCGTCACATTACAGTTCGGCATGATGTTTACCGTCACATCACCGTCACAAAGGGGTTTAAGGTGATGATTTTTAACGATAAAAGTAAGCCTCATAACCTGAAGGTCGTAGGTTCAAATCCTACCCCCGCAACCAAGAATAAATCAATTAAATCAGTATCTTATAAAGCCCCCAGTCTTCTGGCTGGGGGTTTTTTATTGGGTTTTTTCACCGTCACATACCGTCACATATTCCTGACCGACCTAAGTTTATTCTAGCATGGAATATAAAATACTGATATATTCATCACAGGATTTGGAAAAAACACCACCGTCACAAATCGTCACATTTTGATTATTCCAAGAGGGACTAGGAAATGAAATCAGCAGTAAAATTATGGTCTGGAAAAACTGTTCAACTAATTCAATATAGAGGCAAGCCACACACAATTTGGTATGAAGGTGAGCGTCGAGTTTTACGAGTTGCTAAAGGCAACAACTTCGAAGAACAAAAAGAAATTGCTAAAAAAATTGACGCAGAAATCAATCAAGGCGTTTACATAAGCAAGAGCAGAACATTTGAAAAAGTCTGCGAAAATTTTGATGTTGAAAGTTTTTCACAAGTTAAAAGGCAACGTCTTGACAAACCGGGTCGGAAAATTTCTCAGGGTAGGTATGTCGAACTAACTGGTCATATAAAAAATCATTTGTTAAAAGTAAAGCTGCCTCTCGGCTCTCTAAAAAATATGCACATGAAAGATATTGATGCAGCAACCGTTGTACAAATACGAGCAGAACTTGCGAAGTATCTCAAAGGGCAAACAGCTAATAAAATCTTAAACACATTAAACAGAGTTTGTGTTTTTGCGATTGAGAATGGCGACATGAAAACCAATCCAGTGCGCGACGTTGATCCGTTACCAACAGAGTCAAAGCGTGACGACTATACACCTACGGCAGAAGAAGTCTCAAGGGTCATTGAACATGCATTGCCTCGTTATCAGCCAATAATTAAAATTGCCGCGATGACGGGTCTTCGCGTTGGCGAACTTGTGTCTCTGGAATGGGGTGATATAGAAGAAGATGTTTTAACTGTTCAACGTGCAGCACATCGTTATCTGGTCAAGTCAACTAAAACTGAAAATGGTGTTCGCAAGTTGCGCTTGAGCCAGCAGGCGCGGCAGACGTTATGTGAATGGAAAGACAAGGCGCCGAAATCAAAATATGTGTTCCCAACCACGACAGGCAAACTTGACAGCCAAGAAAATTGGCGGAGCAGAGGTTTACATCCAGCTTGCGTTAGAGCCAATGTGAAAAAATTTGGTTGGCATGGTCTTCGTCGATTTTACATAAACTCATTGCTGGATGCTGGTGCGCCAAAAGACCATGTGCAAAAACTTGTTGGTCATGCGGTTGGAAGTCATGTTACAGACGCTCACTATCGACGCATCCGTGACGAAGATGTTTTGCAAGACGACCTTACTGTGTCTCTGTAAGGTCTGTTTTTTGAATTGGTATGCAGGATGCAAAACTTTCTGCATCAGATTTGTTATGTTCTTCTGCCTTTATCGAACATTGTAAAAAGGTCAAGTTTGGCTCGGCTTCTATGATTGCATAGTTATTTAGAGTCGGCGTAAAAATCACCAAATAATAAAGAACTAAATTCATTGCTTTGCGCTTTGTGGAACAGGATAATTAATCATCACGCGGTTACAGGCTCCGCAGTGGACGGCGGTAGGTTGATCGACGTAGATGCGTCCCTTTGTTTGCTGACCGCAGAAATCACAATTTACATATTCTTTGTAATGTCTTTGATAAGGTGTTTTCGTTTTCATCATTTTTTGCGACCCCGTAGTCGGTCTAAATCCTTCGCAGGGTCAAACGGTTCTTGCTCGGCTTCGATAGCCAAAGCTGCGTAACCACCAATATCAAGTAAGCTGTCTTTGTGTCCCGGCGTTTGTGCTAACCGAGCAATTTTTGCCAGCATAAAAAAAACAGCAACCTCTTCTTTTGAAAACTCAACACCCTTGTACTCAGACCAAAGCGAAGCAATTCTTTTAAAGTTATCTTTGCATTCACCGTAATCTTTACCTCGATTTCCAATAATGCTTTGCATTTCACGCAAGGCGCTTTCAGCAGTGTTAGGTTTAATCATTTAGGTTTTGCCTTGGGTCATAATCTGACCAATCGTCGTCATCAAAATCATGTTCGATTTCGCCACGACCGTCGCAGTTTTCACAATCAACAACTATGTCTTGAAGTTCGCCGCCAAGCGGATGCCCGTAATCAGCGACACCTATATAAGTCTCGGCCTTGCCTGTGCCGTCGCACTCAGGACAACTTTTAAAATTGCGAAATAAATTGTAAGCAATGAATGTTGACATATATACCCCAAAAGTCACTAGGGGCATAATTATTGTATTTGTTATTCTTGTCAAGAATATTTAAGAATATTTATGCTTCAGGTCTTCTTCTTGCAGCTACAATGCAGTCATATCCTTTTAATTTGTCTTTAGGAATAGTTTGATCTTCAAAAGGATTGTACTGACGCACAGTTATAGAGCCGTCAGTATTTTTATTTACAAACTCTCTAACAAGACCGTGGCTTTCGCCATTTCCATTCTGGACAACAATAATTACATCGTCGCCCGGCTCAACCTTAGTCTCCGGGGCAACATATAGAATTTGTTGTGGCTTAAATCTAGGAAACATTTCATCGCCAAGCTGCCTAATGGCGTAAGCCTTAGTTAGTCCGTTCAGGAATGTGGGGCGACTAATCATTATTTCTGATACTAAACCACGTGGAATAAGTAAAGGATTATTCGTAAATTCATTTGTACTTTCCGGACGATCAAAAACAAATGGCAGGTCTGCTGTTTGCGCTGTAACTTGAATGACATCAGTAATTTGCTCAACAGTCTTAGGTTGCTCATCAATAAAATCTATAACAGAACACTCTAGGGTCGATGCCAGCTTTGTTAAGGTGTCTGAACTTGGGCTTGTTAAAGCGCCACGCTCAATTTTTGATATCACTGATTGACCAATACCCGAAAGACTAGCTAATTTGGTTTGGCTAAAGCCTTTGTCGGTTCGTATTTTGTGCAGTCTTTGGTACATATAATCCCACCAATAATTATTACTTTTTTATGCGCCTGTATATTACATATTATGTAATATGACAGACTGGAATATTATGCAAGACTAATTTAACTTTCTGCGCATCTTTTTTCGTTTTTGACGTCATAAAAAATTGACGTTATTCGTCAATATGTATGAATATTGATGAGGGCGTGCTTGATGACATAACAACTGGTGTAGCCCAATCTAAAGGTACATCACGAACCTCAACATTCATTCCGGGGTTAAACAAGGTAAACAACCCGTTAGGCTGTTTGAAAGGTAAGGTTGAAACAATGTTGGTCTTCTCTCGATTACAACTCTTGGGGACGTAATCGTCAGAAATTTTACAGTAACTCCATGCTTGATGAGAGCGTTTACTGACATAACCCTCATGTATTGGGCGCACATCAACTAAATCGACTTGGTTGACCATATAGCTCAACATTCCGGTATACTTCTCGTTACCCTCGTAAAGAAAAACACCCCAATTCTTAGCTACCTCAGATGTAACTGTGTAAACGAAGCGAGGTTTACCAGCCCACATCTCACGAACATAAGATGTTCTGAAGGCTTTTTCTTTAGGTTCGTCGATCATTTTAACAGTTCCAAGTATAGGCATTGCTTGTGGAGGGAAGAAGATGTCCTGCGGCGGACACCCCAATATTTTTGCATAATCATGGGCATCATCAAATGTCATTCTGATTACGCCAGAAATATGCCTAGATAGAGTTTCAGGCTTAACGCCCTTGCGCTTTGCTATCTCTTTTTTAGAAAGACCTGAAGCCTCAACAACTTTTGTAAAATTTACGGGTTTTAGTGCCATGTGATTTCTCCTTTATAATTCACACTTACATTATTTATGAATATCGTGTCAACAAAATTGACATATAAAATCAAACCACATACAAAAAGAAACAATTTTTAAAATATGTGTTGACGGCATATCCCAAATCGTCATATCAGGAATTATTAGTACAAATATGCATAACAGGATTAATAAATATGCCTCTGGTTACTTATCTGTTAGAAAAGGGATATACACAACAAGAATTTGCAACCTTACTGGGTGTACATCAATCAGCCGTATCTAAATGGCTACAAGGTGACAGCAGACCAAGCTGGAACATTATTGCAAAAATTAAACAAATAACTGATGGAAAAGTCACAGCAGACAGCTTTCTTGAACTCCCAACTTATATGGAAGCTGACGAATGACAATACTTGGCATCGACCCCGGAGCATCAGGCGGCATTGCATTTTTCTCCATGCAAAGGGGTCTGCTGAGTATTTTTGATATGCCTACAGTTGAGGTGAAGCGCGGCGGAAAAAACAAACGTGAAGTCAGCGCCGCCATGCTCAATGCAATAATCGGCGCAAGAGACATAGACGCAGCCTTTGTCGAAAAGGTAGGCGCAATGCCGGGTCAGGGTGTCAGCAGCATGTTTCAGTTTGGTCGATCAGTTGGCATGATTGAAGGCGTCTTATCGGCGTTAGAAATACCAACAAATTATGTGACGCCGCAGTCGTGGCAGAAGGCAGTAGGCGCTAGAGGCGGCAAGGATGCCAGCCGCGCCAGAGCCGCAGAGTTGTTTCCGGCTTACGCCGCAAACTTTACACGCAAAAAAGATGATGGTCGCGCCGACGCTGCGTT